GACGTTGGCCACGGCAATGGCGCGAGCGTAGATAGACTGGAATCCCGCACGGTTGATATTACCTCGGCGGTCATCGCTGCTGGTTGTGGCATTTTTAGAGCCATCCATGTTATGCCAGAAGCCACGCAGAATGTCGTTGACGATAAACTCACCAGGTTCACCATCGTTCAGGTCGAGCACGAACTGGCAAGTATGATTTGTTTCGTCGTTGTCGATGATCTCCTTAACACGGCCTTTACCGGCAGAGTCCCAGCGAGTACCCGCCAATACCTCGATACTGTTGTATTTGAGCGTTGGTACCGAGAGTTCCTGTGACAGTTCCAGCGAGCGGGCGATGATAGTGCCGTCCGGCAGTACACGAACACCCTGGCGCGAGCCAATACCCACCTGTATATCCTTTTCATAGTCGCCGATAGTGACGGTACGTTTCAGTACCGTTTCCCCTTTGACCTGAATAGAGTTATTGAAGGTGATGTCGCCATTTGCTACGTCATCGTGCGTCTTCGACAGCCAATGGTCATCCGCATACTTAGGCGTTACTAACGTGTCGTTAGAAGTCTCAGGAGTATTTTCGCCTGCCACCCCATTGATGGTGTGACCATGAAGTACCAGCTGCGTGATACTTGCCCATGCCGTTGTCAGTTTGTCGAAAATCGCCTCACTGATTGTCTTCAGGAACTTCACCTTATCGTTGGTGGCATTATATTCCCACCATGAGCCTTCACCACCGGCAGCAATGGCTTCGTCGGAAGCCAGTTTACCACAATCCACATCCTGCGTCCAGGTGCGGTTCTGTGTGACACCATTCACACGCGAGGCACTGATGATGCCCTGAGTAAAGATGTAGTAATAGTCCAGTTTGTCTGCTACCTGGCGGCCCTGAGCATTATAGCCATAGATATCAATCTCTTCTGGAGAGAAGCACACCTGAGCGCGAGCGTCGGCAGCGTTAGACTTCGGGATGGCGATATACACCCAGCGAGGGTTATCATCGTGGAATACCGTTGGTGACGAAATCAGTTGCCAACGGCGGTAGTTATGCGCGTTGTCGTACCCCAGTCCATCGATGCCCTTCATATAGCACATGACCATAGATCCATCCGCGCAGTTAGCATGGATGAAGTTACGGTCGCCGGCAGCGTTGAGCTGGATAAAGATGGCGCTGGTAGAGAACCAGTAATCAGAGGGACGTGCTTGGGTCATTTTTTATAGAGGGAGAGCAGGTGTTACGAACATGACGGCATCGTCGCTATTGTTTTGGAATGAGGGGTTATAGTCGTCGTCGGACCCAGCGGGCGAACCGCTGGGCGCTGTAGCCGCATAGAGTGGGGAAGAGGCGAAAGCCTCCAAAGCCTTTTCCGGCATGTCAGGCTGATGCTGCTGCAGATATTCCGAGAGGTCGGTGGTAAGACGTACAGCCTCGTTGCGAGCCGTCTCACGGCGAGGGTCTGTTGTCTTCAGCTGCATGGTACGCGCTTCGAGGTGATGCGCTACTGCCTTGCGGAGCTTGTGGATGATGCGGCGTAGGAGTTTTACATCCTTCTCACTGGCACAACCAGCGAGCACACTGTTATCCGTCTTCTGTGAACACTCTATGAGGTAGTCGAGGAAGTCTTCACCAATGATCGGAGCGATGATGTCCTCCTGGATATAGCGGAGGTCGGGAAGCATGGTGATGAATTTTTCGCGGGAGTCGTAGATGTTGAGATATTCCTGAAGGACTGTAGCAGAGGGGATGACGAGAGAGGCCGCGAGGTAGAAGTAGCGAGATTGAACCCAGAGAGCTGCTATCTCCGCTTTCTCGGTGGCGGGGTCTTCGTCAGCAGAGGGAGCAGCGGCAGAACCACTATCTGCGGAACTGTCATCGGAAGACCCCGATGGAGAACCATCGTGCACGGTGGCTGCAGGCGCAGGAGCCAACGGATTGTCGGGGTTGGTTGGTGTAACCTCTTTGTACCACTGTTCGAGAAGCACGAGGAGGGCATTGATAGCCGCATGAGTCTCTTTGATGCAGGTTGATTTGTAGGCGGCGATTGCTTTGTCATCCGCTTTGCCGTAATCGTCGGCGGTAGAGATATTCACGCCGGAGCCATTGACGCTGACAGCCTGAATGTCGATAGCACGTCCGAGAGCATCGAAGGTGATGATGCGCTGGCAGACGGTGAGCAGCTGTGCGTAAGGTGGCATGTCTTCGCCTTTGGTGACAGACTGGATGAACGTAGAGATACCATCCTCGCTGTTACGGAGGTCGCGGTAGTATTTTACCAATGCCTCATAGAGCGGGGTGCCCAATTTTTCGAGCAGGGTGTCCTTTTCAGAGCTTGCGATATAGCCCTGAATGGTGTCGATGTGGTCGATGGCGTTTGCCGGTGAGTAGAGACGCAGCTCTTCGGTTGTGGAGATAAGCATAACTTTTTCTTTTTAGGGCTGCGATGGTATCGCAGCATACGGAACATACTTTTTATGACACAAAGATACGAAGAAGAGGTGACGAGGGTGGGACAAAGCGTGACGGCGATACAATCGCCTTGCAAGAGACGGGACATAAAAAACCCAGCCGAGAACGGCTGGGCACTGTGGTTAATATTTGTCGCAGTAGGCGAGGATGGCTTCTACGTGTAGGCGGGTGATAGCCTGACGGCCTACATCGGAGGTGAGGAATGCCACATCGCGGCGGTTGTCCTGGAAGAGGTTTTCTGTGAGGACGGCTGGGCATACCGTTTTACGAAGCACGAAAAGGTTAGCCTCCATGTCGCGGTCGCCGTCGGACTTATCCATGCGGAAAGGCACCTGTTTCTCGGTATAGTCGCCACGGCGCTTGCCTTCATCGATGATATCGACATAAGGGCGCAGGTTGGTGATAGCAGCATCGTAGAAGCATTCAGCGAGGCGGTCGGACTTTGTAGTGCCAGGAGTGGTGTAGCAGCACCAGCCACCCGCGCCATGCCATTTGCCGTCATCGCCAGCGCCATTGACGTGAATAGAGACATAAAGACAGTTGTCTTTGCCATACTGCTGACAGATTTTGTTGACCTGCTGACAGCGGTAGTTCAGTTCAGCAGCCTGTTCGCCATCCTTATAGCCGAGACGTTTTCGAGCATCCGTCCAGGGCTTCAGTGGTTGCAGTGGTGCATAGTCGGTGAAGCATGTGTAGCCATAGGTGCGTTCCATAATCGCTTTGATGTCAGCGATGAGTTCGCGAGAATAGACCGCCTCACGGAAAGCACCGTCAGGCGAGCATTTGCCTGGGGTGCTGTCAAGGTGAGCGGTACCGAAGATGATTACTTTTTTCATTGATTTATGAATTTATGAATTTATGAAATTATGATATTTTTGCATGATTAGAATCCTCCCAACCTACATTTTCATAGCCGTTGCTATCCCTATAAATATTGCAAGTTACAATAAAAAGATTACCAGGTCCTAATGTATTTGAATAAGTTGTAGAACCTACTACTCGCAAGGTAATGTCAAAATATTGATTTGATTTATTATAGAGTAGGATAGAAGTACCAACCAAACTACGACAATAGTTTTTCTGCTCTTCACTGAATCTATCTGCTACATATTTATAGAACATAGGTAAACCGATATTTGAAGTAATATTACTACCCTCAAAAATTATAAAAGAACCTATTTTATCGAAATCAAGCCAACCGTCAGGTCTTTTAAAATCCTCAATGTTGGAACCATTGATATATACTGGCGATTTTCTCAAAGAACCAGAAATAGACACATTATGGAAACTACCACCATTAGCAGTTACGTTTCCGTCCTCATCCAATACGAATTTTCCATTTTTGCCATAGATCTTTGAGACGGTGAGTTTGTCGGTAAAGATTTCCTCGGCAAACATGGCATCGACGATGGAGAATTTGAGGTTAGAGGCTTTTTCCCAGTGTTCGGTGTCGAGGTAGGGCTGTGTGGTAGAGAGGTAGCCTTGTGAGGTGGTACGCTTCTTCAGGCGATACCACGTCTTGTTGGTGTTAGATGCACTGATAGCAGCCTGTATGGTGTCACGCTGTCCGTTACAATAGTAGTAGCGTGTTCCTGAGCGCCATGTGCCACATGGGTTATGGTCGCAGTGCATGTCATTGTCGCCCTCATGTTCACACCATGGCGTAGCCATGATGCACTCCTCCAATTTGGGGTTGCATATCTCCACATAGGTATTGAATATGCGGAAGAGGATTTTTTGGTCGGCAGCCGTTATCTCCGACTTCGTAAGGAAGGTGACAGAGTGGTGCGTCCAACCGAGGTTGTCGGCCAGGTCGTCGTCATTGTCGAGAGACCACTGTATGCCGGTATCACCAGGGAGGTTAGTCTTTACCACACCATCGACGAAGTAAGTAGTACCACCAGCCACTGCAGACGGATAGCAGTAGGTATCGAGACGGCTGTTGTTGGTGGTGCAAAGAATGCGCCACCAGTTGACCGTTACCGACTGTCCTGGGTCGCCTGCATGACCTTGCGTTTTATAGGCATAGAAGCCTAACTTATAATAGCCAGCCTGTGAGACGGTGAGAACACTCGTAGTCACTGTACCATCAGATGTGGTATCGATGGACGTTGACACAGAGCGGCTCCAGTCCTCCGTCTGTCCGTAGTCGCCAGAATACCATAGATAGCCACTCAGGTTCACACCAGCATTCTTAGCAGCCTGTGAGCAGTGTCCGTTGAACTGGAGTTTATAGGAGCCAGCCTTCAGATAAATATTCTGGAAGAAGAAGCCGTAGGTGTCGCCCGTGACATTGATATAGCGGCGTGTGCGACTATAGAATGACAGCGTGTAGTAGTTGGCAGGTCGTATCTTACCGATATTGCCAGGCGAGAACACCAGCTGCTGTAACATTTCGCGATAGGTGGCCGAAGAGGGGAAGATGCCCCATGCGTTATGCTGGCCACGCGCCTGTGGTATCACCTCTCCATTGGCTGTCATCCATTTATTCATAACATCCTCCGAGTCGAAAGCCGTTTGTTCGAGGAGGTTAGGCTGTATGCCCATGTTATACACCTGTACCAGTTTGATGATGTTCTTATTCATCGATGAGTCCTCGGTGTATTCGATGTGCTCACACTGCCAGAGATACGGTTTTGCGTTTGTTGGTGTCGTAGGACATCCAGAAGTTCCCTGCTTATACCATCCATTCGCTGTTGTGAGCGGTGTTGTAGGCGGTGTAGGCGTTGCCGTGAGGCAGTAGTAGAAGTCATCCACTCCGATGCCATTACCAGGGTCGCCCTCTCCTTCAGGACCACGCGAGCCGTCGGTGATGATAGGTATCGTCTCACGATCGAGGCGTACAGAGCCAGACACACTACGAGCGCCACGCCATAGTTCGAGCACCAGAGACGTATAGCCATTGTTCGGGTACCACTGAGAAACCGTGATGCCAGACGTAGAGAGGATAGATGATGGCGATGCAGCTCCATTCCAGCCATAATAGAGATAATAGCCGGAGAGAGAAGAGTAGTTGGTGGTGGTGTTGCCCTTAACCAGCTGTATTTGGCATGTGAGCGTGTAAGAACGCGTATTGATGTTGCCACTGGCATTACGGTTGAACGGCATAGAAGTCTGTGACGGCAGCAGTTGGTACAGTTCTGCATCCTCTCCCTTTCCTCCACTCTTCACGGCACAGATGGTAAAGACAGCCTCGCGGGTGCCATAGGTAGCATGAACAGCCCTAAAGGTAATCTCCGATATCTCAGCAGGAGTGGTGTCAGCCGCAATCGTGACGACGGGGTTCAGCGGGTCGTCGAGGTTGACGGTGAATCCCGACGGGATATTATTCGCCGTGATGGTGCATGACGAGCCGACGGCAGTGGTGCCATAGTACGCCTGCAGACCAAAGGAGAGTGTCTTTTGCGTCTCAACCTTACCCTGTTGGTTGACGGGGATAGCCGCCATTTCGTTGTCGATGTCGAGTGAAAACGCATTAGCACCTGTGTTACCCTTCTGTCCGCTCTTGATGATAGGTATCGTCTCGCGGTCGAGGATGAGACTATCCGTGACGTTGTTAGCCACCGTAGTCTTAGCGATGCAGAACTCATAGGACGTATAGGAAGTGCTGGAATTGACCGTGATAGCCGACGAATACGCATACCATGCGCTCCACGATCCGTTACTCAGGTAGCGGTAGAAGATGCGGTAGGTCGTATCGAATGCCGTTGTCTGGTTAGCCACTGTAGAGATAGTGCCGTTATAGTTCTTAGAGTAACCACATGTCAGAGAATGCGATGCCGGCGTGAGTGTGTCGCTGCTGTTGCGTGAGAATGCCAACGACTGATGAGACGGCAGCGCCTTGTAGATGGTTGGCGATACACCAGGCGCACCAGAGCGTAGTGCGTTGAGCGTGAAAGCCACCTGATACGTCTTCTCGTTGTAAGTGACTGGAATGGTGATGATATAACGCTCATCGGCGAGAGCAGTGTTAGCCGAGAACTGCCATGAAACAGAAATGTTGCCCGATGACTGCGAGACGGTAGGTGTGACCCCAGCCAGTTTTACTGAAGCCGCTGTTGGAGCCGTGATGCCCGAAGTAATCTGTGTAGCCCCCTTGTAGAGTTTCACGTTGACTACAATGGTTGTCGTTTTCGTCACCTTACCCGTGCTGTCACATGGCAGGCTATCCATTTCGTTGTCGAGGTCGAGGACAAAGGCATCGTCGCCATCGCGTCCCCACACCGTAGGTCCAGACACCAGGTATTCCACCGACGTATTGCCATTGCCATCGACAAATACCGTGCGCACACACTGGAAGAGGTAGCGGTTTGTCTCAGAGTAGCCACACTGTGAGAGCGCACTCCAGGTGTTCCACTCGTTATCGTTAGTCGGAGTGGCGGGTACAGAACCAGTGGTGTTCGCCTTGAAGCGCGTTGACTGACTCTGTATGCCACGTCCTGTGAGACCTTCGGCACCCTCTGCGATAACGCGGATGTCGTGACGTTCCACCTCGATAGTGCCATAGAGCAGCACAAACGTAACGACCGACACGTTAGCCGTAGAGACATTTGTTCCGAGAGTATAGGCAGCTTCTGTTGTGTCGCGGTACACCTTAACGCTGTAACCCGCCGGTGGTGTGGTGATACGTTCCGCCGAGCCGTCCGCATTACGTTTGATGAGTGAACACGAGACGTTAGCCGGTGTTACCGTATCATCCTGAGCCTTGATGATTGCCGAGTGAGACGGTACCAGGTCATAGTCGTAGCCATTCTGTCCGAGTGAGCCACCGAACTCAATGACAGGATCGAGGTGAGATCCGTCCGTGAGATACGTGATGCTCTTATGCCAGAGGTACGGAGCTGCAGACGTAGGTACGGGAGCCTGCTGTCCCTCCGGCACAAGCTGCCAGCGTGAGTCGTTGGCTGCGGGTTGTACCCCCGAAGCCTCGGTGATATAGTAATTATCTATATGGTCCACAGATACCGTTGGTTTCTGTGCTGTGATAGCGAATGTCTGCGATATGACTGGTTTCATACTTTTTATTTTTTAAGAGGCTGTGACGATGCCGTTGATCTTGTAGCCGTTGGCAGCTATGAAGTCGTAGGGCACAATCATGGTGGCACGGTTGTTTGCGATAGTCACTTCAGGCACGTTGCCCGTAATCTCGTTCTGTTGTCCGTCATAGAGGACTACGTTAAACGTCGTATATTGCGTATTGATGGCCGTCGGGTCCTCCATGGTAGCCACCCACATCGTGACGGTACACTGTTCACCAGGAGCCAGTTGTCCGCTGAAGTCCGAGTTAGAACCATTGAGAGAGATATACAGGAACTCAGGATCCTGTGTGTCGTCGATAGAGGCGAAAGCCGTAGCCACGCGGTTTGTCATGGCGCTATCCGAGAAGAAGTCGCAGCGGATGATGATATTATCCGTCACATCTGCCTCGTTGATAGACAATGAGCGAGCGTTACGTGCTGCCACGAACTCAGTGCCCGTTCCCGCATTGTACCATTTAGTGTACCACGTAGCGGGCTGTTGTCCGTCATCGCCATAAAGAGAAGCCGCAATCGTCACAGTCTGTCCCTTATCGGTGATGATAGCCGACTCAGGCGATAGCAGTCCGAGGAATCCCTGTGTGGTCATCTGTGCAATCTTGACATCAACCGCACACTGGAAGCCCATCTGTTTTCCAGCCACCTCTACCGAGCCTTCATAGCCGATTACATCGAGGTCGATGTTTGTAGGACTTGCAAGGTTGCTGATGATAGTCAGACAGGGCAGTTGGTAGGAGTTACCACCCAGTGAAGCCGTTGTAGTGCCCACCTGAAACAGCGGGTCGCCAGCACCGTCGAGGAAGTTTGTTGACTTGTTATCCTGTCCGAAGACAATCTCCACATCATTATAGAGCCATTTCCCGTTGACGATGCCAGATGCCGAGATATACTGCACCCCTTTGCGGATGACAGGATAAATCATAGGACGTGTGGCTGCATCCGCTTTCCAGTCAGGTATGCAGCGCTGAGTGCCAGGGTTGTAGTTCTGTGACAGTGTGCCACTGATGCGGAGTGAGCCTTGCACGGTGACACCCTCCTGGAGGGCTGTCAGTGCGAAGTGGTTGGAAATATTATTCATACTTATTGCTGATTAGGACCCAGCCGAGAGAACGGCTGGGCACGGTGGCTAATGAATGAGGATGGCGAGGATAAGCGTTGTGTAGCAGAACAGTTCGAGTACAAAGATGCCCTTACCTTCGAGCCATTTAGGTATAGGCGCGAAGACGAAGTAGAGCAGTGCGAACCATAGCAGCAACCAGTAGGGACTGATGATAAGCACACAGAGTTGAGAAAGCACTCCAGCAGCTACTGCCAACACCGAATGCGCCGTGTTAGGATCGTTGTGGATGAGCGGCAGGGTGCCTATGAATGCCAGTGATGCGATGAACAGGAAACCGACAAACTGGAACATAGAGCCATCCATAGCGTCGAGGAGGGCAGGGCATGTACCGAAGGCGATAGCCCAGATGAACAGCGTCCAAAGGTACTGGTATTTTCGCGGGAGGTTGAAAACCATGTGCGAGACTGATGCCGGCAGTTCCTTATGGATGTAGATAGTGGTGCCCACGTAGAGCACTGTTATCAGAACTGAGATAAGAAGTAATGTTGTCATAACTTTGGGGTTTAGGCCCCCGCCGAGAACGGCGGGGCACGGTGGTTAATGATATCGAGATTGAATCGCGACGCAAAGGACGAAACTTACTTGAAGACCAGCTTATCGGGGTAGCCAGTGGTGAAGTCGTAGGCGATGATAGCATCCGAGATCTCCATGGCGAGGATTTCCGCCTTGTGAGCTGCTGTGCAATCATAGCACTCAGAGGCATACACTTCGAGAGCGGCGAGCATCTGCAGGCCGTCGTCAATAGCCAGTGTAAAGGACATGTTCTCGTACCAGAGCGTAGAAGTTGTCTTACCCATGGACTTCTCCGCGTTGAGACGTGCGATAAGACCATTACGCATATCCTTATCGAGCCACATATTGACACCCTGGTAGGTGAATTGGTTGACAGCATCCGAACTGTCATACGTTGCCAACTGAGCCAGTTTCATGGTCTTGGCGATAGCGAGGCGGTCGCCGGTGAGGATGCCCGCATCGACGAGAGTCAGCAGTGCTTCGGCAGCGATGGCTTCGGCAGCAGTGGCAGTGAGCAATTCACCATCGTACTCATGTGCGAGCAGTGCATCCTTGATGCGTTCGATGGTAAACGGGTTCTTCAGTCGTACCACGTAGGCACGGTAGAGTGTGCGAGTTTCCGGCTCCTGACCAGCGGGAGTCTCCTCTTGTGTGTTGACAGGCACCTGTTCCTCGGTAACGTTGAACGAGATACGCAGTACGTCGCCCTCCATGGTGGCGAGGTCTGGGCGTTCAAAAAATTCTGATTTTTTCATAATTCAATATTTTTTTAAAGGGTTATTACTATGTGGGACCCAGCCGATAACGGCTGGGAGTGGTGGCTATTGGATGGCGTAGTCGGGTAGGCCGGAAGTGTTGGTACGCACCAATGTGCCCTTGAATGGGAATCCGTCGTGACTATTGATGTAGAACAGCGCCTGCGTGAGTTTCTGGTTATTGGTGAAGAACTTATACTTTTGTCCGTTCTCCTCCACCTGAATGACTGTTGCCGGTTTGTTGTATTTCGATTTCACGTCAAACTCAACATCCGTAAACACTATCTCGCGTCCACAGAGCATGGATGCCGATACTTTAGTACCTTCGAGGATGCGTTTACCCTCAGCGTCCTTTTTCTCAAATGCAGGAACATTCAGATCCTTATATGATTTCATTTTCATTACAGCGCACCAGAGGTTATAGCCATTGCAGTGCATGGCCCATCCTTTGTAGCTGGCAGCGGCACGATAGCGTTTCAGCGGGTCTTTGATGCGGTGCATCTTCTGCTTAAACTTCGCCTTCATGCGTTTGCGCAGCAGTGTGTGTTTGAAGAAAAACATATAGCCCACGAAGTCGAGTCGGTGTTTCTCGTCAATGATCTGCATTCCGATATTCTCATGCAGTGGCTGTTCCATGACCTCATCGGCATACTTTTTGATGAAGTTGACCGCTTTCCACACCTCTTTCTTATTGGTGCCGACGATCACCATATCATCGCAGTATATCTCCATCCACACGTCGAAGAGCATCATTACCAGTCGGCACAGCGGGCATGTGTAGTAGTTGGCGATAGGCTGTATAGGGAACAGTCCGATGCCCAGTCCGCTGTCACATGCCGTCACTATCTCACGGATGAGATAGCGGATGCCCTTATTGCCGAACTTCTTAGCCAGGTGGTTATACACCTTTTCCTGGTCGATGTTATGATAGAACTTCACGAAGTCCAGTTTGACGAAATAGATGCGGTCGTTATGCTTGCGGTGAATATCGATATACCTTTTGGTACGACGAGCCGCGAAGTGCATCCCCTTACCTTTGATAGATGCCGAAGAGTCGTAGTAATACGCCCGCATCATGGTAGGCATGATGACCTGCATCAGTGCATGGTTCTCGATATGGTCAGGAAAATATGGCAGTTTATGAAGCACACGGTCCTTCCCGCATGGGCAGTGTCGTACACACTCATGTCCTGGGGAAGTATGGTATGCTTCATTTTTCAGCAAATCGTGCAAGAGGTTGAGATTGCCTTGTGGGTCGCGGTCGAACAAGCGTACTCCCTTATGTGCATCCTTCCCCCGTCGAGCCTCTATGTCGGCTTGACGCAGGTTCATCGGGTCATAGACCTGTTGGATGCGCAGTTTTCTATTCTTTCCGCGCAGGCGTTTCTTACGTTGATAAGCTAATTCTGCCATTGTTTCTCTTCATTTATTCCCAGCGGTCGAACCGCTGGACACAATAGTGATTACTTTTGACACAGATGTTATGGGAGGGCCTTCTACATTTCTTGGCTCACGGGTGTTCGGTATATGCGTACAACTGCATTGCTTACTTGCGCGAGGGGACTTTGTTGTCCGACGATGTGATAGCGCATCTTTGTGTCAGACTCATACCCAATGCCTTTTATCTTTGCTCTGTCAGGTAGAAAGGACAAAGTGGGGAAACCGCTTTGCACTCGCTAACCCTCCATCGAGACAGGCTCAATCGTGTGCTCATCCTCTTTGGCTTTCGCGAAGTCAGTGAGGACAAACAGTGGAAACATATCAGATAACTCTTTTTTTGTTCAATGTAGATGTTCAGGCGAGCGCCGATGTTCGTGTTCGAGTTCGAGAAACCGTTATTCGAGTTCGCATACGAAAGACCGCATTGCGCACCGTTATTCGCGTTACCCCCGACGTTCAGCAGCTCCACGATATGTTGCCTTTTCCTCCGTTTCCCCGTTGAGCTGTAGAAGGCTCGAACAACCTATGTTGCTATTCTCTTTGGGGAAGGAGTCTATCAGTTTGTATGTTCAGGAAGTCAATCCCTGACATCAAGTGTCTCAGTAAGTCAATTTTTTATGGATGGTCACGCTCTTGTGACTTCACCTCTTGATGTGACTTTTTTAATTGTTATTACTCTTGTTACTTTTTTACATCCCAGCCGAAATCGGCTGGGCACTGTGGCGAAAGCCGCAGAGAGGGAGCGAGCCGGATGCCGGCTGGCCAATGATTGTCCGCTTACGCGGAAATCATGGCCACCAGCTCCGCACCGCTCACGAATATCGGTTCTCCGTAGAAGGCCAGGCGAGCGCCGATGTCCGCGTACGAGCGCGAGAAACCGTTACACGAGCTCGCACACGAAAGACCGCAATGCGCACCGTTATACGCGATACCCCCGACGTCCAGCAGCT